ATAATTTAGATAAAAATTATATTTCTTTTATTAATACCGATGCATCTAAATTTTTACAAAGCCAAAAAAATACATATGATTATTGTATTTGTTTTAATGTAATGCACCATTATTTGGTTAATGAGACCAAATACAAGGATAAACGCGTTAAGTATAATGTGACTGATAAAAGGTCTATAGTTTTTAACAACGATGGAATTAGGTTACTCAAAAATATTCAGTCCAATTGTAAGATTGCATTTTTTCAAATAAGATTGAGAGCTCCTGGTATAGAGTATGAAGAAAAAGAAGATAGTAGTTTTATAACATATCTTATTGATGAAATTGGATTTAAATCTTATAAGATACTACAAACTAAACATTACTTCCGGCGCCCTAATCCAATATACATGTTTAGTAATTAAAAATGACGATTTCTGATATTTGGTGCGAGAAGTACCGGCCAAGTACTTTAAGTGAAATAGTTTTAAATAAAAATACTAGAAATTATTTCAACAAAGTACAAGAAGAAAAAAATATACCTAATGTCTTATTTGTAGGAAAACCGGGTATCGGTAAAACTTCTCTAGCTAAAATTATTGTAAAGGACATTCTTAAATGTCAATATCTCTATATTAATGCTTCTGATGAAAATGGTATAGATACTATCCGAACAAAAGTTCTAAGCTTCGCTCAGACCCAAAGTCTCTTTGGAAATATTAAAGTCATAATACTTGACGAGTGTGATGGATTATCTATTGATGCGCAAAAAGCGCTACGCAATTCAATAGAAGAATATCATGACTTAACAAGATTCATTTTAACAGCAAATTATAAACATAAAATCATTCCAGCTCTACAAAGTAGATGTCAAGTATTTGATATTAGTTATGATAAAAATGATTATATAACTAAATTAATATCTATTGTTAAAGCTGAAAAGGTAAAAATTAATAAAGAAGATTTTACTAATATTACCAATAATTGTTATCCAGATTTTCGAAAAGGCATTAACGCACTTCAAAAATATTGTTTATCTGACGGAGATGCAAATATTGTATTTAATTCAATTGAATTTTTTGATGGCTTATTAGACCTTATTCGTAACAAGAAATATATGTTAATACGTAAACATATAATCAACAATGAAGCAATATTTAATAATGACTACGACGAACTATTTAAACATTTGTTTGATTATATGTACGCAGCTGAAATAAATGAAGAGAAAAAAAGAGACTGTTTAATTACAGTCTCTAAATACTTTTACCAGAATAGTCAGTGTATAGATCAGGAGATCAACTTCTATTCTTGTATACTCGATTTACAACTTTAACGAATTATAATTCGCAGTACTTAATGTATAGTCACCATCAGGTACTTTAGTTTGCTGACCTATATCAATTGCTTTATCTTCTACATCTTTAGCTTGATGTTCCTCTCCTTGATCACCTTGTACGGGCCGTGTTCCTCTTGCCTCTGCCCAAGACATATCAAACTCAAGAAGCTCTACTGGAAGACTTAATGTATGTGAGAAAAAGCCAGGATTAACTTCAACAACCACGTCAGCAACACTCCAAGTAGTAGTATCTGTAGATGCAGGTTGAGTCGCACTTCTCACATCAAACCCTTCTCTTTTAGTTGTAGAAAGCATAAGATATTTACCCTGTTCAACTAAAGTTATGATCTCTTGTACGTAATTTTTACGGGACTCGTCTAACCCTTTATACCAATCAGACGATTTAAAATCTCCCTTTAATTTAACATAATCTCCAGCAACTGGACCAGGTTTAGTAAACTCACCAAGTTGTTCTTCAAATAATGTATTGAACTTACTCATTTAAATTATTTATTGTTTTAAGCACTTATAAATTAAATAATTATACATGGCAATAAGACTTGACATACTTAAAGACAGGAAAAATACAGACGCCTATCGTAAGTTTTCTTATGCTGATTTAAAATTAGATATAGATCTTAATAGTCACGTTCCTTCTACACCAGTAGGAATCGGTAAAAATCCTGTAGATTTTAAATTAAGTTACGATGAAAATGCTATTTTTAATTCTATAAGAAATATTTTTAATACTAAAAAAGGACAAAAAATTCTAAACCCTATATTTGGTTTAGATTTAGAGGTATTCTTATTTGATAATATTTCTAGAGAAAATGCAGATATCATTGGTAAGACAATATATGAAGAACTGCCTATATATGAACCACGTATAACAGTGGACTCAGTTAATGTCATTGCACGACCTGATGACAATGAATATGAGATATCTATAACTATTATTATACCTTTATTGGATAATAAAGCAGCCAGCGCAACCGGAATTTTAACAGAAGGAACATTTAATTACATTTAATTATGAGTCAATACACAACTACAACACGATCTGATTTAACAGAGTTTGATTTACCAATAAATGCATACACCGGGTTTGATGCTCAAAGTATGCGTGATTTAATCGTTAATCGTCTTAACGCTGACACGACAATTAACTTTACAGATCAGAATTTCGAAGGTAGTAACGTCTCTGCTCTTATAGATATACTCGCATATACATATCACACATTATTATTTTATTTAAACCAGACAAGTTCGGAGAGTAATTTTGCTGATGCTGAATTATATGAAAATGTAAATCGAATAGTAAAATTAATAGGATATAAGCCACTAGGCACCCAGACTTGTATATTACCAGTTAATGCTTCCGGAAAAGCAGCATTAAGTAAAGGATATTATACTATACCAAAATTTACTTTTTCAGCAGGTGGTGGTCAAACATTTACTTGCATACAAGATATTACTTTTGAAAAAACAACGACTGCTGTTGAAACTGTAACACCTGTTGGTACTACACTAATGTACGAAGGTACTATAGAAGAATATCCAATATTATTTCCTATAGGTGAAAAATACGAGACAATAAATTTAAATCCAGGTAGTAATATACTAATAGATCATTTTAATATTTTTGTTTTTGTTAAAGAAGTAAATGAACAAAATAAATGGTATGAATGGAATAGAATACCGAGCCTATTTTTATCAAAACCAAATGACAGGAGTTTCGAAGTTACATATAATGAAAATAAAAAATATGAAATTAAATTTGGAAATAATGTTAATGGTAAGAAATTAAACTTAGGAGATTCAATAGCTATATATTATTTAAAATCCTCCGGTACTAAAGGTAAAGTAACAAAAAACACATTAAAAGATAGTGCTATAAATATTTACAACACTACACAATACGATGAAATATTTACAGATGTTAAAGATACTTCTCTTAGTTATATATCAATTGAAGATTCTCCAAACGTTACTATAACTAATACTGAAGATAGTACAGAATTTGGAGAATCTGAGACTGTAACAGAAATTAAGCAAAATGCTCCGAGATTTTTTAGTTCAGAATATAGATTAACTACAAAAGCTGATTATAAGAGTTTTATTGAACGTAATTATAAGAATTTTATATATGATATAACCGTACTTAACAATAGTGACTACACAAATGACTATTTAAAATATATAAATGATGAATTAGGGTTAACTGATTTTACTGGCGATACAAATGCATTGTTTAATCAATACTATTATGCAGATAGTGCTGACTCAAATAATATATATTTAAGTATTGTACCTAAATTACGAAAAGAAAAATCTGTAGTTACTCGATCTAACTATTTACCGACCTCATTAAAAGAAAAAATTCAATTAGAAATTGAAAATTATAAGTTATTAAATAGTGAAATCTCTTTTATTGATCCTGTTTATTTAAATGTAGATTTATCAGTGAAGTCCTCTGGTGAACCTTATAATGTTGGATATAAAAATACTACTGAACTACATATTCGTAGAGAATCTCGAGCATTAATAAATGAAGCTAATTTAAAATCAAAGGTATTTAATATTATATCTACATATATTAAAAAACTAAAATTAGGTGGAACAATAAATGTAAGAGATTTAAATAATGATATTGAAAGTATTCCTGGTATAATTGATTTTACGACAATCAGAACA